TATCACAGCGACGCTGAAAGAAGCACGCCCGATGCTGGAGATCTCCCCGCGTGATCTGGACGCAGACTGTTTTCTTCTCTGCACACCGGAAGCTACTTATGATCTCCGTAAAGGTGTAGCAGGTGCACGGGAACATTCGCCAGCTGACTACATCACCAAAATCACTTCAGTTTCTCCAAGCAATAAAGGCGAGCAGCTTTGGCATGACAGCCTTGACCTCATATTCTGCAAAGATCAGGAGCTTATCAATTATGTTCAGATGATTTGCGGCCTTGCCGCCATCGGCAAGGTCTATGTGGAGGCACTGATCATCGCCTATGGCTCCGGGCGCAACGGCAAGTCTACTTTCTGGAATGCAGTCTCCCGTGTGCTGGGTCTGTATAGCGGCAACATCTCGGCTGACACTCTAACGGTTGGCTGTCGTCGCAACATCAAGCCGGAACTGGCCGAGGTCAAGGGCAAACGACTGTTAATCGCAGCTGAAATGCAGGAAGGCGCACGGCTCAATGACTCAACCGTCAAGCAGTTGTGCTCCACCGATGACGTTTTCGCAGAGAAAAAGTACAAGGACCCCTTCAGCTTCACGCCCTGCCACACGCTGGTCCTCTACACCAATCACTTACCAAAGGTCAGCGCTTCTGACGACGGTATCTGGCGCAGGCTGATCGTGATTCCGTTCAATGCCAAAATTGAAGGCTCCGACGATATCAAGAACTACGGCGAGTACCTCTACAACAACGCCGGTGAGAGCATTCTGGCATGGATCATAGAAGGTGCTCAGAAGGTTATCGCGCTGGACTACAATATTCCTGTTCCGGCATGCGTGCAGAAAGCAATTGACGAATACCGGGCGCAGAACGACTGGTTTGGCCATTTTCTCGACGACAAATGTGAGCTTGATGCCAGTTTCCGTGAAAGCTCCGGTGCCTTGTATCAGGCGTATCGAAATTACAGCATCGATACAAACGAATACGTCCGCAGCACTGCAGATTTTTACTTCGCATTGGAGAATGCAGGTTTTCAACGGGTAGTCATCAAAAATAAACGCTATTTCAAGGGCTTGCGACTCAAAAAAGACGACGGCGATTTTGAAGATTTTCTGGCATAACAGCATAAAGGGTTAACCTCTACGACCTCTCCTACTGGAATTTTTCTTTGAGCTATAAAAAATCATATAAGAAAAAGTTTATGTGGAGACATTGGAGAGGTTAACCCAGACAGTTGAAAAGGAGCAAAATATGCAGTTTAACACATGGCTTAAGAAAAAATATATCGAGGATGATTCGCCAAAGGGCGACCTTGCCCGGGATATCAAATCTGATGGTTTCTATTTTCCAAAGCAGGGCCGCCATGACAGAGTACGAAAGTACCTCATCTGCCGCAACGCGAGTGAAATATGTCTTGATGCCTTTGAGGAATGTTGGGAGGAATACGAAGAATGCGAGAAAAACAAATTGAATCAAAACTAAAACAAGAGGTAAAAACGCTGGGCGGTATCGCTCTTAAATTTATGAGCCTAGGTCTTGATGGTATGCCGGATCGCATCGTACTTTTACCGTGTGGCTGCATGGCCTTCGTGGAAGTCAAGTCCCCAGGAAAGGCGCCACGCCCTTTGCAGGAAGCCAGACACCGGATGTTGCGAAAACTTGGATTTAAGGTTTTTGTACTGGACGACGCCGGACAGATTGGAGGGATTCTTGATGAAATACGAGCCACATAACTACCAGACCTATGCCATCAATTACATCGAGACGCACCCCATCGCGGCAGTCCTGCTGGATATGGGCCTTGGCAAAACAAGCATCACGCTGACAGGGCTTAACAACTTGTTATTTGACAGCTTTGTGGCTCATCGCGTTCTGGTTATCGCACCGCTGCGTGTGGCACGCGATACTTGGCCTTCCGAAATTCAGAAATGGGACCACCTGTCGCTGTTGACCTATTCCATAGCGGTTGGGACAGAATCAGAACGCAAAGCGGCGCTCCTGCAGCAGACGGACATCTGCATTATCAACCGGGAGAATGTACAGTGGCTCATCGAGGACAGCAGCATACCCTTTGACTTCGATACTGTGGTGGTAGACGAGCTGTCATCCTTTAAAAACCATCAGGCAAAACGTTTCCGGGCACTGATGAAAGTTCGCCCGCGTATCCGCCGCATTGTAGGACTGACCGGCACACCGTCTACGAACGGCCTCATGGATTTGTGGGCTGAATATCGGCTTCTGGACATGGGCCAGCGTCTTGGCCGCTTTATTGGTCAGTATCGCGCCAACTACTTCATGCCGGATAAGCGGAACGGCCAGATTATATACTCCTACAAACCGCTGCCCGGCGCAGAAAAAGCAATCTACAACAAGATTGCGGATATCACCATCAGCATGAAGTCCACCGACCATCTACAGATGCCTGAGCTCGTCAACAGCGAATATGAGGTGCGGCTTTCCATGGAAGAACAGGAACACTACGACAATTTGAAGGACGATCTCGTACTGCAGCTTCCGGACGGCGATATTACTGTAGCCAATGCTGCCGCCCTGTCAAATAAGCTCTCGCAGATGGCCAACGGCGCTGTCTATGACGATGTTGGCGGAATAGTCCATATTCACGACCGCAAGTTGGACGCGCTGGAGGATTTAATTGAGGCAGCGAACGGCAAGCCAGTTCTTGTAGCTTACTGGTTTAAGCACGATCTTGCCAGAATTTCCGAGCGACTGCACAAACTCCACATTCCTTTTTCCCAGCTTGATACCCCGGAGAGCATCCGCAGATGGAACGCCGGTGAACTGCCTGTGGCGCTGATACATCCCGCTTCTGCCGGACACGGCCTTAACCTTCAGAGCGGCGGTTCCACCATCATCTGGTTTGGGCTGACCTGGTCTCTTGAGCTTTACCAACAGACCAACTCCCGCCTATGGAGGCAGGGCCAAACTGCGGATACTGTTGTAGTGCAACATATCATCACGAAGGGCACCATAGACAGTCGGATACTGAAAGCGCTCTTCGCCAAGGATCGCACACAAACAGCCCTGATTGATGCCGTAAAGGCCAATTTGAAAATCTGATGACAACGAGGGACATTGTCCCTGAGACAATCCGTGCCAATCCGAGGGAAATAAAAAAAATTCGGAGGTACAGATTATGAATACACCCTATGAAAACTTGGTAAACGCTATCATTTTGAGAGCTGTTGAGGATTATCGCAAGGCGCTCCGCGTTTTATCTGAGCATCCATATCACCGCGATGCACTCCGGGAAAAAAGAAGCATTCTTCGCTTCTTTCACTCTGACTGGTTTTGTGTTTTAACCAACCTTGATCCAGAACTTCTTATCAAGCGTCTCGACAAGGAAGTGGCGGCATGACAGCGAAAGAATATCTCGGACAGGCATATCGCCTCGACCAGCGTATCAACTCAAAACTGGAACAGGTCGCCTCCTTGAATGAACTGGCAACAAAATGTACATCAACACTGACTGGTATGCCTCGCAACCCCAATCACGGTACGTCTACAATGGCGGACGCGGTTGGAAAGATTATCGATCTGCAAGCTGAAATCAACCGCGATATCGACCGGCTTGTAGACCTTAAGCGAGAAATGGTCAAGCTCATAAAAGCCGTGGATAATACGGAGTACCAGACGCTCTTGGAACTTCGATACCTATGCTTCAAGACGTGGGAACAAATCGCTGTTGATATGGGCTACAATGTCCGACATGTCTACCGACTGCATGATGAAGCGGTGGAAAGCATCGTTGTTCCGAAAACAAGTCACTAAATGTCACTGTTTGTCATGTAGCTCTTTGTGATAGTATATAATCAGGAAAATAAGATTCAAGAGAGCCTTGTAGGAGCAATCCCACAGGGCTTTTCTTATGCCCGTAAGGAGATGAAACAATGCCATACAAACCCAAACGTCCTTGTGCCTATCCCGGCTGCGGTCGGCTCGCTGTACGTGAGCAATACTGTGCCGAGCATCAGAAGGTCATGGACAAACAGTACAACCAGTATGAGCGTGACCCCAAGTCCAACAAGCGCTACGGTCGTAGCTGGAAACGAATCCGTGACCGCTTCATCAAGGCACACCCTCTCTGCGAGGAATGCCAAAAGCAAGGAAAGCTGACTCCCGCAGAAGAAGTACACCACATCCTTCCGCTCTCCAAAGGCGGCAGCAATGAGAAGAGTAACCTCATGGCTCTTTGTAAATCCTGTCACTCACGTATTACTGCCGAGAGTGGTGACCGGTGGGGGCGGTAAAATCTTCACAACTTTTTTAAGCGGACAGCGGCGTGGGGCTTCGTGTTGAAAAACGCAGTTTCAAACGGGGGAATAGCCCCACCCCTGCTAAGTGAGGTGATATTTTTGGCAAAAGACGGTACTAATCGTGGCGGTGCTCGTATCGGCGCAGGCGCAAAAAAGAAGCCATTAGTCGATAAAATAGCCGAGGGTAATCCCGGCGGCAGGAAACTGACCATCATGGAGTTTTCTGACACTGCAAACCTTCAGGGAATAGAGATGCCGGAACCGAATAAAATGCTTGAAGCTATACAAAAAGACGGTAAGACACTTGTTGCAGGAGAAATCTACAGAAACACATGGAAGTGGCTAAATGAACGCGGGTGTGCCGCTCTCGTTTCTCCTCAACTTCTGGAGCGCTACGCCATGAGCGTGGCTCGTTGGATTCAATGTGAGGAAGCAATTACTGAATATGGCTTTTTGGCAAAGCACCCTACTACGGGAAATGCCATTCAAAGCCCCTATGTGGCAATAGGTCACAGTTATGAAAAGCAAACAAATCTCCTGTGGTTGGAGATTTTTCAGATTGTCAAGGAAAACTGCACCGGCGACTACAAGGGCGCTAACCCACAGGATGATGTTATGGAGCGGCTCTTAACCGCCCGGAAAGGAAAATGATATGCTGATTGAAAAGATACAAACTGCGCGGCTCATCCCCGCTGACTATAATCCACGTAAAGACTTAAAGCCCGGCGACGCGGAATATGAAAAGTTGAAACGCTCGCTTGAGGAATTCGGCTATGTTGAACCCGTTATATGGAACAAGACCACGTCCCATGTCGTTGGTGGACACCAGAGGCTGAAGGTGCTACTCGACATGGGTGTTACCGAAGTCGAGTGTGTGGTGGTCGAGATGGATGCAGAAAAGGAAAAAGCGCTCAATATTGCACTTAATAAAATCAGCGGTGATTGGGATAAAGACAAGCTAGCTTTACTTATTGCAGATTTACAGGGTGCAGATTTTGATGTATCGCTCACGGGTTTTGATCCCGTTGAAATCGATGACCTTTTCAAGGATTCACTCAAGGACGGCATTAAAGACGATGACTTTGATGTGGATGCGGAACTGAAAAAGCCAGCCATTACAAAACTTGGCGACGTGTGGCTGCTCGGTCGACATCGGCTGGTCTGCGGCGATTCAACCAAGGCTGAAACCTTCACCAACCTGATGGATGGAAAGCTTGCAAACCTCGTGGTAACTGACCCACCGTATAAC